CGTCGGCCCGGAGCCGTCAGATACACCGGAAAGTCCGGGGAGTGGGGGCAATATAACCCAAAAGAAAAGGGCCCACAAGGGGCCCTTCTCATTTAAGCCCGAGGGCTTAGGTCGAACCGGAGCTGCCCCACATGCCCAATGGGTCAGACCAGCCGAACGAATAACGCTCGCGGGCCTTGTAACGGACGTTGCCGGTGTCGAAATCACCGTCCATCGAGGTTGTCAAAGCGGCGCGCTCAAAATGCTTCATGCCGTTTGGAACGTCTGTAGTCAGGAACCAAGCGTTGTTGTCGGTCAAGAAGTGGTTGACGCAGTAGCCGCCAGAAATGGTGCCCATCTGCTTCAACGCGTTGATGTCGTTGTCGGCAGTGCCAACACGCAGTTCGGTGTCCAGCAAGCGCTTGGCAACGAACATCAGTGCTGGAGGAATCACCAACTTGACAGGCTTGGCTGCAATCAGCAGTTGACGCTCGTCAGTCCAAGCAGCGATTTGGATCGTTGCGTTTTCCAGCGAGGTCTCGTTCAAGTCCACGCCAGTTGTTGGGCTGTTGTAGTTCACGCCGCCGCCCACGAGTGGGTGGCCAACGCGAGTGCCGGAGCTGTTGTTGCCGAACAAGGAAACGCCGTCACCGCCAAGAGCAGCACCAGAGAAGCCAGTGTTCAACACGGAAGCAGCTTTGACCTGCTTGGTGTAAGCCATACCGCGAGCCAGCGCCTTGGTGTAGCGGGCGGACAAGCTGTCATACAGGTTGTCTTCCACAGCTTCTTCCGTGATGGAGAAGCCCAGAGCGATGGTTTCGTGGGTGTAGCGAGCAGTGAAGGCTTCCTGCGCGTTGTCGTAAGCGATGGCGGAGCCTTCGTTCTTGACAGGTGCAGCACCAAAGCCGGACAGCTTGGTTTCTTCTTCAAAGCTACGCTCCGATTTCTCGGTTTCGTACAGCTCTTTGTGCTCTTCGCCGTAGCGTTTGTATTCCAAACCGAACAAGGCGTTCAGACCGGGGAGCAGCTCTTTGAGCAGTTGTGCGCGTGAAATTGCCATGGTGAGTTACTCCTTACAGGCCGACGTTGTTCGTGTACGAGTGTGCACTGGGGTTGAACTTAACCAACACATCAGTGAACGCATCGCCAATTGTTGAAAAGCCTTCCAGCTCAACAAAACCCACAATACGGAAGGCCGCAGCAGTGGTCACCACAGTGGCATCCAGCGCGCTGGTCGAGTTGCCCGTAGTGGTAGAACCTGTGCTGGTGCTCTGCACAGCAGCAAAGAAGGTGTTGGTGCCCAACACGGTCTGTGCGCCGGAACCGTCCAACTGTGCTTGGAACACGACGTTGGGGTCAGTGATGACCTTGGCCGACACCACGCCGGTTGTGCCGGAGGGGTAGAACTGGCTGAAGATCAACTGGCCTTGGGCGTTGAAGTACTCGCAGCCGACGAACACGCCGATTGCGCCAACACCGTTGCCGCCAAGGTTGTTGGTGGTGATGTCAGCGCCAGTGGCGGTAGACAGCGCCAAATAGCCGTCAGCGCCAATGATGACGACTTGGCCATAGAAAATGTTGGTGGCTTCACCAGCGGGGTCAATCAGAAAAGTCTGAGTTGCACCAGCGTAAGGCATGCCATCAACGCGATTCACGGGACGAAGCCCGTAGGGAGAAGCGGTTGTTGCCATTTAAGGACTCCTTGTTACTTTGAACCAGAACCAAAACCACCACCGCGACTGGTCGTTGACTTGCGGTCAGCGAAAAGTGGCATGCGGGGGTCGTTGTTTCGCATGAAGCTGTTGTCGACAGATTCCATCTGGGCCTGCGCTTGTTTGGAGTAGTACTCGTCCCGGGCCTGTGCGCGTTCACGCGGCATCTTGCAGAGCATGAGGCCACCAAGTTCGACGTTTCCGGTCTTCGCATTACCCTCAAGCATCAGCTCAGGATGGTCGACTGCTTTCACCGGTTCCCAGCCTTCACGCATCTTGGTAGACACGTTCGTGTTCTGGGCTTCGCCAAGCACGTGTGTCGCAATCCAGCGATAAACGTAACCGGGCTCAGGTGTCGGATCGGGCAGTGCGCTCGGGGGTGTGTACACGACCCGAGAAGTTTTATCGCGTGCCTCAAGGGCGCGGGGGTTCCGGTTGAGTGTTTCAGCCATTCGATTTCTCCAGTTTTGCTACTTCAGCAGCGTATTGCTGCGGGGTCAGTCCATACTTTTTTGCCAGCGCAACTTGCGTCGGTGTTAGCTGGATTTTTCGGGCTCCAGTCGAACGGGTCGCTGGGGCCACGACAGAAGCAGGTCGTCGGGAGCCATCGCCGGTCTTCGGCCGGTCTTCATTTCCGAACACGTCCGGGAATGTCGACTTCATGCGAGCGTCGATTCGCTCGAAGTATTCGTCAGAGCGGGGATCAAGCCCCGAGTTCACTAGTTTTTGGTGCAGCCCTAGTGCGAAGCTGGTGTGTTCTTCAAAACCTGTTGCCCCAAACCACTGGTTTTTTGCCTGCCAGCGCAGCGTCTTTTCGTCGACTTGGGGTGCAGCGTCTTGCTGTTGGTACGTTTGTACAACAGGTTCATCCACCTGTAAAGGGGTGTGACGGAAATTTTTTGCAGCCTCCGAACGCATCTTGGCATCCATCAGCGCTTCTTGGGCAGCGGTGATTGCCTCAGTGTCAAAGGACTCGTTGGCTTCTTTCAAAGCCCGCTTGGCCTTTTCAACTTCGGAGTCTGCGATTTGTTTGACGGAGGCCACATACTGCTCAGTGCCCGTGTTCACGGTCTGCTTGAGCCGGTTGTTCTCCGCCATCATGTGCTGTGCAAGACGCTCCAGCTCTTGCTTTTCGCGCAGCAACAACTCCTTGGCCCGGCGCTCGTCGTGGCGTGCGTGGGTCAAGTCCTTGATGCGCTTCTTGACGTTGTCGGAGTAGCTTTCGATCTCCTCGTCTGTGGGGTCGGCTACGTCGCGGTCCAGCGGCTTGCGGCCACGGTCGCGCTCGGGGGTGTCGTCAACGATTTCGACTTCAACGTCGCCATCGGTGGTCACCTCAACGCTGGTCTCATCGACTTCGTCGGGGAACTTGTAGGAATCAGCCATTTTTACTCCTTCATGCGCGGGTGTAGCCGCGAGGGTCTTGCACAACACATTCAATTTGGTCGTCGTTCAGAATCCTGAACTCCTTGCCAAACACCTTGAAACGCGTACCTGTGTAGGTGCGCACGAGCACAAAGTCGCCCTCTTTGCACCACGCTCCCGACGGGAACTTGGCGGGGTCTTTGTACGCGTCTGGGCCAACACGCAGAACAAACAACACGGTTGTGGCGTGTTCTTCAGCGCGCAGGGTGGCGGCATCTCGAACAAGGTCGAGCGATGTGCCAGCAACTTTTTCATCGACGTTGGGGACGATGCACAACAGCTTGTATCCCGTTGGAACCGGCAGTGCTGACGCTTTTTCGTCATCGCTGGCCGCTTCGTTTGGGGTGTCAATTGGCTGGATGTGTTTGGGCAGGCTGATGCCCGGAGGCAGAATGATTTCACTCATCTGATTGCTCAACTTTCTCTGCAAGGTCTAGGAGATGACGCTCTGCGGTCGCAAGACCCTGAATGATTCCGCAGAGTTTTTGGTATTCGTCAAAGTTGCGACATGCACCGCTGGCCAAGTCATCGGCGTAGTTGTTCATGTCGGTGCGTAATTTCTCGCGCAATACGCGTGCGAAGTCAGCGATCATTTTTTATCTGAACCTTTTTTGGTGGGTTGGTTGGTCTGCTTTTCCAACTGGGCAAGCTTGATGGCCTGCTCCATCTTGGTCTTTGACACGTCCGCGCCAAGCCGCACACCGGCTTCTTCTTGGCGAGCCTGCTCTTTGAACTTGCTCTCGTTGATCTGCGCGCCGATACGCATGGCTTCCAGCTCCAACTGGCCAGAAACTTTCTGCTCATCAAGCTCCTGCTTGTCGGCTTTTGCCGCAGAGTCGATGGCCAGCTTTTGTGCTTCCAATTGGAACCGCTGCTGGTCCAACTGCATCCGGGCCATCTCGACTTGGCCTTTCATCTGCACTTCCTGCTGTTTGATCTGCAGCTCCTGCATCTGCATCTGCATGACCGGGTCCTGCGCCTGCTGCTGGGCCTGCTGTTGCGCGGCCTGTGCTTGGTGCTGCTGGACCACTTGCTGGGATGCTTGGGCCATCATCTCTGACAGCGCCAGCTCAACCTCCACAGGCAGCTTCTCGTCTTGCGGCGGCAACGGGATGCCCAGCTGCGCCTCAATCTCTTGACGCATCTGGAACCCGACGTGCTCGGCAATGTGCGCGTCGAGTGCAGCGGCAATCTTGGGCGCGTTCGGGCTCTGGCCAATGAGCTGCGCCACGATCGGGTCGTTCTTGAGCGCCATGTGCACAGCGATGTGCGCTTGGTGGTTCTGGTGCAAGAACGCCTTGAGCGGGTCGCCCTTGAGCACGTTCTGGTTCTCGGTCACCGGGTCGATCGGCTTTTGGTCTTCTGGCAGCGGCACGAGCTTGTCGGCGTTCTTGATGCCCAGAATGTCCAGCATCCCCCGGTGCAACGCGGGCAAGTCGTAGATGTCCGGTGCCATCTGGGCCATCTGGATCACCGCTTGGTACTGCACCACGCGCTGGCTCAAAGTGGCCGCGTTGGGGTCCGACACCGGCAGGATGTCGACATGTCGGTAGTCCGCCGCCTTGGCCTTGGGCCCCTCTTCGCCGTCGGGCTCGTAGGAGTACGCGTCATCCGTGTAGTCGCGGATGATGGCTGCCAGCAACTGCAGCTCTTCCTTGAGGGCGTAGTGCACACGCGCCTGCACGGCTGTCATCACTTTCAGCTGGCGCTCAAGCAGCGCCAGCGTGGAGCCCACGGGTGCGTTGGCACCCATGTCGCTGATCTTCATGTCGGCCGTCGCGGCAAACCGGCGTCCTTCCTCGACCACGTTGCCCAGCAGCGCCATAAGCACTTGGCTTGGCTCCTTGTAGGGCAGCGGCATGATGTTGTCGCGGATGGCACCGGAGCCCACGTCCACGTCGCGCCACTCGCCCGGGGAGATCGGGGTGTCATCACCCTTGATGCGCAGGCCGCGAGTCTTCAGGCCCCCGGGCAGGTTGGACAACGTGCCGGAGTCGATCAGCTGACGCATCAAACTGGTGGCCGACTTGGCAAACCCGCCGATCAGGTGGAACAGGCCAAAGCCGTACGCACCAAAGCCGGGGATGTACTGGTAGTGCACGAAGTGCTGGCGCTTCAAGTGCAGGTCGTCGTCTTCGCGCCAGTTGCGGCGCACGGACAGCACTGTGTTGGTCCCCCGGATGAAGGTCACCACGTACGGCAGCGCGATGCCGGTGGGTTTGCCGTCGTCCTCGTCCTCGAACCCTTTGAGGTCCAAGTCCACGTGGCACTCGTACAGCGTGAAGCGCTCGTCGTTCAGATCGCTGAACCCGGTCTCTTTGTCCTTGGCCTTGTTGATCTCGTCAATGGCCTTGTCGGGGTCACCCAGCTCCACGTCCACGTAGAACCCGGCCTGCTGCAGTTTGACAATCTCGTTCTTGGTCTTGCGCATCACGTGGGTGACGCGGTAGCACGACTGGATGTTTGAGGTGCCGTAGGGCAGCAAAATGTCCTCGGCCGGGATGAAGATCGACACTTGGCGGTCAAGGCTGGGGTCAAAATAGACCTTCTTGAACGCCGAGCCGGTGGCCGGGAGGCTCCACAGCATGCGCTCGTGCTCAGCGCGGAACTCCTTCATCACCTCCGTGAGCTGGAAGTTCATGTCCTCTTGGACACGCATGGCCGCTTCTTTCTTCTCCGGCGTCTCCTTGCCCACAATCTTGGTACGCACCGGGCCAGCGGCCGGGAACGTCTCGGTGATGGTCTCTGACTGGAACCTGACAACCGCTTCGGTGATCATGGGATGGAACACGCCGCTGGCCCCGTTCCATGGCTCCGTGCGCTCCTCCATGTTCAGGCCCAAGAGCTTGAGCCCCTCGGTATAGGCCTTCTCCCAGTCCTTGCGGCTGCCGCGATCGTTGTCGATGTCGCTGGCCAAGTCCCCCGCCACCGTGGACAACGCACCCTCGGCCATGTACTCGGCCAAGTTGGCGTCAAAGTCGTCGGCCGAAGGCTCTGCCTTTTCGATCTCGAGCTCCATGTCGCCCATGTCGATGCGCACGGCCTCCGGGTCAACGATCTCAATTTCGAGCGGGTCCGTGTCTTCGGCTGCCGCCGCAATGCCCGTGGGCTGCTGAAACAGCGCCTTGTCAATGTTCGTGGCCATGTTTTTCCTTAGTAGTACGCAGCCCGGCGGGCGGCATAAAAGCGCTCTTCTTGCTCGTCGGTGTCCAGCGGGATGAAGCCGCCCCGGCGAAAGCGTAACAGCGCCTGAGATGTGGTGTCAACGAAGTCGTCGTTCTCTCCGTTGGGAAAGGACGCAACCTCCTCGATCACCTCGCGGGCCCACCGCTTGTCCGGTGCCCAGACCGAGCCAGAGGCAAACAGGTCAGACACCGCGTTGAGCCGGACGATTTTATCGTTGCCCCGGCTGGGGCTGAATTCTTCGACCGGGATGCCCACAGCCCTGAGTTCTTGGATCAGCGGCGCGCCAGCGGCCTTCTTCTCCACGATGAACGCATCGGGCTCCCACTCCTTGTAGTGCTTGAGCGCGATCACCTTGAGCTCCGGGAAGGCCATGCGGTCCTTGAACGCGTCCAACAAGATGACCTGCGCCTTGTCGTTCTCTTCCTCGTTGTAGAACACCCCCCACGTGGTGCACGCGGAATAGTCAGCCGTGTTGCTGGTCTCAAACGCCGTGTCCCAGCTCTGGATGATGTAGTCGCAGCGCGGCGGCTCGTCTTTCTCCCACACGCGCCACGACTTGCGCGAGATGATGGCCGCGTTGTTGCTGGTGGGCTGCTGCATGTACTGGGCGTTCCAGTACTGGGGGTCGATCGACGCCTTTGTCGCCTTGAGGGTGGCCAGCGGCCACTGCTCGGGCCACAGGGACTTCTCGTTCTCCGTGTCCTCGTGCAAGATGGCCGGAAGCTCCACGATCTCCCATGGCTCGGACTCCGGGTTCTTGGCTTGGTAGTCGATCAAGCGCCCGGTCAGGTCCAGCTTGCCCCAGCGCGTCATCACAATGATGATCGCCCCGCCCGGCATCAGTCGCTGGAGCGGGCCCGTCTGGAACCAAGACCACGCAGTGTCGAAAGCCAGCCGTGAGTTGGCCTTGACGTCCTGCTCCGAGTGAGGATCGTCAATAACGAACAGATCAGCACCACGACCAGCAAGAGCGCCTCCTACGCCTGCGGCGTAGTATTGGCCCCCGGCTGAAGTGCTCCACTTGCCTGCCGCTTTCTGGTCATCGGCTACCAGCGTTCGGGGGAAAAGGCCATGGTAATCCTCGTCAGCGAGCAAATTTCGCACCCGTCGGCCGAAATCTTCCGACAAACCGGCTGTGTGGGTGCCCATGATGATCTTCTTCTCGGGGAAATTACCCAAAAAGAAGGCCGGAAACAGGTAAGAGCTGAATTCGGACTTGCCCATACGCGGCGCGATGTTGATGATCACCCGTTTTTTGGTTCCGGCGATCACTTCCGAGAAGATTTTGGCCAGTTTTCTGTGGTGGGGGCCTATTTTGAAGCCCGGATACACCGCTTTGGCGAACTCGATCATGTCCGACCGGGACAAGTTCTTCTGCTTGTGGGCCTGCGCCTTGTCCAGCAGCTCCAACGCCTCCAGCTTCTCGGCCGCTGTCAGCTTGCCAAGGTTTTTGAACAGCGCTTGCGCTTGCTCAGGCGTCAGTGTGGCTGTTGTCATCAGGCGTTGGGGGTGTGGTGGTGATTTCGACGATGTCCGTCACGTCAGCGTCGGACACATCCATGAACTTGGCCAGCTTTTCCTTGAGGCGCTTGTCGATCTCGTCCTCGGTCATGTCCGTTTTCTTGACCTCGATCTTGTCGGTGAACAGCCCCACCTCCGTGACCTTGCCCAGCAGGCCGAGCGCCTTCAAGCGGATGTTGGCGTTGGCGTTGTTGGTCTCCTCGACCAGCTTGGCCACCGTGTATCCCCGAAGTTCCTTGGCCTGCTCGATGAACTCCCAGTCGTAGGCCGTCAGCATGCCCGTGATGTGGCGCACAGCTTCCGGCGTCTTGAGCTGGACCAGCGCAGCCTTCTGCTCGGTCGTGTCGGTGTTGGTGGTCAGGGCCTGAAACGCCTTGCGTGCGTCAGCCTTCTCAAGTTCGTCAATCACTTCGTCGTCCGGGGGCACGCCCAGCTCCTGCAACCAACTGGCCGTGGTTACCTGCGCGGCCAAGACTTCTCCCGGCTCGGCGTCGGCCAGTCTCGTCATGATCCCGGGCGGTGTTGGCTCCGGGTTGAATTGCACCAAGTGTTCAAACATATTGCGTAGGCCGTGTAACCTCGTTGCGCGTAATGTACACCTATTTTCAAAACAAGTGGTGTGTCCAGAGTTTGACAGAGGTTCCTTGGGATTTTTTAAAAATTGGGGTAAGCCGCATTTCGTGCGCAAGGGGTGGGCGGGATTTGTCTAAGTTTTTACAAACTGCTGGGAGCGGGTGGGAAACAGTGTTCACGCGGACTAGCCTTGTCTGCCACACAAAGGCTTGGTGGGGGGTGGGTG